TTACCATCATTATCTGTAGTTTTTGTTCCATTAACACGACCACTTACATATACACCTTGATTTGTGGTTTCTATTTTAGTATTGTTGTCATATCTAAGACTACAAGCACCATTATCATTAAACTGGGCATAAGTTTCTCCACCATCCCCAGAACGAAAATATATTGAAGAACTAGAATCAATATAAAGATTACCAGTACCTTGGTCTCTTATATAACTAGCAGAACCATCGTGATAAATCTCTAGGTCATTACTAGCACCAAACTGTGTTTTAACATTATCACTAAACCTTAAAGAACCATTTGTCTTATAAGCAGTAGTATCACTTCTTAATAATTGAGATGATTGTACACCATCAAGAGTATCAGCATCTAGTCCACTACCTGAACCATCATTACCTGAGTGCCATATAGTTCCTACGCCATCTAATTTATTAATTTCTGTTGCATTAGCAGTAATTGTTGTTCCACCAACTTTAAAACCACTTAGGTTAGGTGATATTGCTGTAGTGCCATCTAATAAATCGTCTATAGTGTCTAAGTTATTGTTTAACTTAGTTCCCCATGTATCCGCAGACGCTCCAACTTCTGGTTTTGTCAGCGAATATGTTGTAGTTGTAGTATCTGCCATTATTTATTCCTTTTCTTTGCTAAGTAACCTAAGTACGCTTTATTTGCGGATGCCTTGGTTTTGTAAATTGCTTTACCTTTCTTGCCTATTTTATACTTATTTCCTACTTTGTAAACTGGCATTCAGAACTTACCCTTCCATACCCTAAGTTTATCAAAGTCGCCACTAAGCATCATTTTCTTAACGACTTCTTTTCTTGCTTCGACATCGTTCCAATTTACGCCTAGTTTATTACAAACTTCTTTTAAAAGTCCTACAGGAATACTTCCTGCAAATTTGTAATCTTTTCCATCGCCAAGACCACTCTGTCTGATCTTATCTACTCTGTTCAAATGAGGACTGTTATCCCATTGCTTTTCAATAATGATTTTATTGTTTTGGTAGTCTTTGTGCCAAATTTCTTTATCTGCCATAGTTTTTTTAAAAAGAAGGGGTAGGGTTACTACCCCCTCAATTCACCTCTGTATAACTAAATTATGAAGTTGAGTTATCAGCAACGATTCCGTTTGCTTTCTCGTTCTTACATACTAGAGTTAATTCAGTAGTAATTTGACGCTTCTCAGAATCACCTGTCTTAGCAAGTGCTACATTCTTAGTAGGTCTAAGAACGCCAATTGACCACATATCATCTTGCATGATGAATACATCACTACCTCTGTTTTCACGAGAAGGTGTGAACTCTACTGTACCCCAAGGTGTTACATAAACATCAATTGCATTAACAACTGAGTTAGTACCACCAACAGAAGCACCAATTGTAGATCTTTGGTTATTCATGCCAGTAAAACCTAATGCAACATTCATTTGGTAAGCAGAAAGATATACTCTATCTGGGTTTGCACCATTTTCCCACATTGATTGCATTACTGTATCAAAACGAGTTTGTGAAAACGCTTCAGCAGTACCATCTGTACGAGCATCAGTACCATCACCAGTAGGGTTAGTACCATCAGATGCTTTAGATACATTTGAAATCAACCAAGCAGGAGCACCTGCTAATTCTCTAGCAGTATTTGATGCACCTGCAACACGAGCGTTGTTTGCAAATAATGCTTTTTCAATATCTAACTTTTGCTCTTTAGCAATTTTTAGAGTTTGGTAAGCAATTTCAGTTGAACGACCTGCTTTATCAAGACCTGAATCAGTATCAGGAATAACTACTGCGTTCTTAAAGATTTGCGTGTAGTTGCCCAGTCTTGAAGTAGCAGTTCTTGCTTCTGCTGTAGTGTCATCACCTTCAACATGAGCATTAGTAGTAGATGCTCTTAGAGTATCTGTCTGCCACTCGTGGAAAGTGTTAGTTGCTTTAACTTTTTGCGTATTAGAATAAAAAGGAGTTTCTTCTGGTGAGATGTTGTAGATAACATTCTCAAGATCCTCTCTAATTCCTTCCGCATCATAACTATCAAAAGTGTTAGTCGGTTGTGTCATTATTAGTCTCCTAAAAAAATTTTAACTATTCATAATCAAACTAACTGCATCTTGAATTGATCCAGATTGTTTGAATTTTGCCATTTGCTTTTGACGGACTTTACGAGTCGAATCATCAACCTTTTTAGCACCTGCTTTAACAACACGCTTTTTACTTGTTTTCTTAACCGCTTTATTCTTGCCTTCCATGATTTCTCTATACTTGATAGCATCATTTAAAACACGAATTGCTCTATGATCCATAACCATACCGATTTCCTCAGCACTATAACCATAGTAGTTAGATCCACGAGTAACTAACTTATCTCTAACAGTCTTTGCTTTTTCAGGATCTGCGAACTCAGGAATAACCTTTTGTAATTCTGCCATTTCCTTTTGTAGATAAACTTGCTGTGCTTGTTTTTCTGCCTGTGTCTGCTCTTGCATAACAGAATTAACTTGCTTCATTTGTTTATCATATTCTGCCTTTGCCTCATCATATTCTAATTTCTTTTCCATGTAACTTAATGGATCAGTATCAAAATCTTCTTTTGATGGAGGTTTAGGTGCAGTTGCAAATTGACCGCCTTGCATTTGCTGTAATAGTTGTGCGACTTGCTGTCTTTCCGCCTGTAATGCTTGAAACACCGCTTCCGCTTCCTTTCGTTGGCGGGATGCTTCTTGCATACCTTTTTGGACATATTCTTGACCACTATATCCTTGCTTTAGTTCATCTAAAGTAACCTCTTTGACTTGCCCATCAACTTTTACGCTGTAGGTGTCGAGTCCTTCATCCTGAACGGCATTTTCTTCATAGTCGTTATCTTCATCGTCCATATCAGATGCTTCGATTTCAATCTCATCATCTTCCTCAGAATCTAAAGAAACTTCTTCTTCTACATCGGACTCAGCAGTAAGTTCCTCTACTTCAGCATTCTCGTCAGATGCTTCAATAGTCTCTTCTTCTGTTGCCTGAGTTAATTCCTCAACAGTTTCCGTTGCTTCTTCAGTTGGTGCGAGTATCCCCGCTACCGCATCATCTATAGTTAGTGATGCATTATTAGTTTCAGTCGATTCCATATCGGTGCTTACTCCTTATTTATTTCTATCATTCATTATATCATCTGCGATAACTGCATCAATATAATCAACGATTTTGTTAATAGCAACAACTACATGGTGTGCTTCATCTCTTTCCGCTCCATCGGAGTTAGGATTGAGAAACACCTGTACTTGCCTCTCTTTGACATCTTCAATCAACATCTTAAATGTATCATCTTCTGTCAATCTTCTAAAAGCGTTTGCCTTATCTTTATTATTCATTAATATCTACCACCTGATACTGCTTGACTTGGTGTTGTGTCAGGGTATCTAGGTTCTTTTTGCATCGCTTTAATTCTTTCTATATCTACTTGAGTTCCATGTTTCCCAAGTATATCAACTGCTTTAATAATAAGTTCTTGATCCATCTTATCACGCTCTCTGTCATCTTGAGCAATTGCTTTCTGTGCATCAATTTCTGCCTTAAGCATATCAGTTTGCAGTTTAGTTTGTGCTTTAACTTGTTCCGCTTGTACTTGTGCTTGTGCCAATACCTGCTCAGGAGTAGGTTGTTGTGCCATTTGCATTTGTTGCTGAATCAATTGTTGCTCAACTTCAGGAGTTAATGGATTAAAGTATCTATCAGCGTTTCTAACACCGCCTAGTGCAAGAATATCGCCTAATGTATTTCTAATTTGTGTAAGAGTAACCAGACCATTTTGTGCACCATATGTTTGGTAGATTTGCATTTGCATACCTAACGCTTGATTCAATGCCATTGCTTTTTGCTCTTCTTTACCCATGCCAATACCAACATTAACTGTTACATCCATGTTTGCATTCCATGATCTTGGATCAATAGGCACATATTGTCCATTTAAACGCATTAATTGCTCTTCGTCTGAGTTCTCTACTAATATCTTAAGAAGTAGTCTAAATAACTGCTTCATGCCACCCTCAGCAAGGTTTCTTGCCATGACTTCTACTTGACCTGCACCTGCCTGTGCTGTAATTTGTGCACCAGTAGCAGTTTGGTTTGATAATGCTTCTGGATCAAGTCCAACCGATGCTTTAGTAACACCTGTTTTAGATTCTGTCTGTAAATCCATATACTGAATAGCAGAAAGTGTTTGACCTGCAACAAATGGTATTGGATTTGCTTGGATAGCACCTTGAGTTTTAACTCTTCTAATAGCACCAATTTCATTATTAAGAATATCATCGATATTTGCTTGTCCTTCTACTACATCAATAGCAGGATTATTTACAAGTGCAACATTATCTAAAATACCTCTTAACATCGCTGTAGATGAATCTTGATCATTCATGATTAAATCTGCTACAGAACGACCAAAGAAAGTATGTGGTTCAGGATCTACTTCAAATACTGCAAAAGGTACTTCACTATATGGTTCGTAATCTAATAATGTATCTCTTCCACCTGCTAATAAGATTCTATGTAGCATAGGTTGTCCTGTGCCATATACATCTATCTTCATATAGCATTCAGTAACTTCAATAAGTTTCATTGACGGATCAAATCTTTCTTCCTCATCAATTTCTGCATAACCAGTACGCTCAAATTGCTCTGCTTCACTAAATGTATCGTCTACACTAGAACCAGTTAATTCTGATACTTCATCAAAGTCATAACCCATTTGAACTAACTCTGCTACAGTTAATTCTCTCTTATGAGCAACTACATATGCATCATCAATAGATTTAGCACTACGATCTACATAAAACTCTTCTGGTGGTACTGAATCGATACATAATTTACCTTTCTCTTGCCTTCTTACTACTTTCATTGTGTAGCGTGGCATTTCTACTTCAACACCAAACTGATCGATTTCCATCTTAACTGTTTTAGACTGCTCAATAACTTCTACATCTTTTTCATTGACTAGAAGTGTCATTTCTTCTTCAGTTAGATTGTCAAAGTCATAAATCTTTGCATCGTCATAATCTTCCCAATAAACTTTTAAGATTCCTGTTTTCTTAACTAATGCATCATGTATTGCATCATTTAGTAATCTGTAACCATTTAGTTCTTGGAATTTGTAATGTGCGAACTTAGTTGCTTGTTCTGCCATAGCAACATCTTTTGCACTTTGTGGTACATACTCTACTGGGTTTTCACTTGTAAGGAATACACGCATTAATGAAGGTTTGATACCTCTTACTGTGTCTCTTACTTTAGTTGCTACTATTTTAGAGCGACCTTCCTCCTCACCAATATCGACTTCCCCCTCGAAGTATCTCTGTGATTTTAATCTTGTTGATACGATCTCTGATTCTACAAAGTCAATGGCATCTGCTACTGCACTACTTGCAATGTTCTGAATCTGTCCCTCATCCATTCTTTCAGGTTTCGCCATTGTAACTCCTATTGATTGTAATCATCCATGATGCTAGGTGCTTGACTCATTTCACCTAATAAACCTAAACCAAATCTTTGGTATGTTTTTGCAGTTGGATTAATACCAGTTGTTTCTGAAATAATATCGATTGGTCGTCTAAGATTACCTAGTGTTTGTGCTGTTCTTGCACCAAATCTAGGCGATGATGCTGTTAAACCACCTAATGCAACAGGAAGTCCAAACTCTGATCCAACTACCGCACCACCTATTCCTGCTGTTGCACCTTGTATTCCTCTTGGTAATCTTGATTGTGCAGATACACCCGCTATTGCAGATGGTAATGTTGGTGCACCACCTTGTTCTGCAAGTTTTTGTAATGATCTCATTCTGCCTTGGAAATTAACATTTACATCATCTCTGAATGCACTTAGTAATTTTCTAAATTGTGTATCCATAGCGGTTTTATTACCGCTCATTAATGTTTTATCAATATCAAAAATAAGTTCTTGCATATTGTTGTATTGCTTCATAGCAGTTCCATATGCAGGTGCTTGTTTTTCAATTGTTTTTTTAATTGAATGATATGTATCCATTAATATTTTTTTAGAAATCTTGTCTTGTGCATTATCACTTTGAGCAAGATCCTCCATAGCATTATAAATTTTTTGCTTAAATTGATCCATACCTTCTACATCTTTAAAAGCAGGATCTAAATCATCATATTGTTTAACCATGCTTTTTAATTTGTTTAAAGTTTTTAAACCTTTTTCAGAAGTAGTCATATATTGACTTGTTTGTTTTTTAGGTTTGTATCTTACTAATTTTTCTGATTTTTCAAGTGATTTATAAACATCTTCAAGACTTAATACTTGACTATCTTTAGACCATAATGCTTTGTTATTTCTGTACTGTCTACCTGCATTATCTCTAATAGTTTGTATTGCACTCCTTGCTTCTGCAACAATATCTTCTAATGGAATATCACCTGCAATCGCTTTATTAAATGTCTTTTGTCTTTCTCCACCTGCTCTACCTACAGCATATGCTTCTTTTAATACTGAAGGAGATACGCCAGATAATCTTCCAATTGTTTGTGAACCTAATCCACCTACTACTTTTTCTGCAACTTTTCCCGCTCCTAAAGTAGCAGATACAGGTTCTGTAACTTTTGATGCAAACTCAGCAACACCCGCTGTTTTTTCTAAACCTGCACCCCTTAAACCCATAGCACCACCAGAAAATATCATTGATAAATCACCTAATACACCTATAGGATCTTTAATAAATGATCTCTTTGCTTCTTTTAGACTTCCATATCTGTCTTTGAAGTAAGAGTTAAATGCATTTGCCATATCTTTTTGCTGTTGCCCAAGAGTTGTTACTTGAACATCTAAACCCATAGCATCTAACGCATTTAGTCCTTGACCACCCATAATTTTCATGAATGTCTCAACCATTTTCATTGGATTATCAGTTACTGCATCATACATTTGACTCATGTAACGATTGTATGACTCTGGTGAGTTTTGGAGTGCTTTCCATACAGTTGTTTGTAGATTTGCTTTGTCCATTTGATCATTACGAATAGACTCTTGAATTGCCATCTGTCCATTACGAAATTGCTCTATTTGTTCTGCTGTAGCACCTTCAGGAATTGACCAACCTTCTAATACAGGAACATCTGATTCTTTTAGACCTTGAGTCATAATAAACTCATCGATCATTGCATCAGTAACACCCTCTGGTAAGTTGTAATTTGCTCTTACTTCGTCTCTAGTCATTACTAATTACTCCTCTGGTACTAACCTGCCATTTTTAATAACAAGTTTTTTCTTGGATGAATATGGAACAATTGGTTTAAGCGGTCTATCAATGTAGTCATAAATACCTTCATTAAGATTAGCGTTGTACTTCTCAATTGCTTCATTAATAATTTCTTTTCGTCTTTGTGTAATTCTAATTAATGCTTCTCTTTGTTGTGTAACAGAACCAGTAAGTGATTGTTGCATGAACTTTCTTTCTTCTGGTGTATCGAAACCCCTAGCACCAACACCTAAAATACTAATTAATGGGAATACTTCTGAACCTGTAAGTGCTTCTAAATATTCTGTATTGCTTAACTGGTCTACATTATCAACACCTGCTAAACTAAGTGCTTTCGATATACTTTTTCTAATATCTTGTGCAAAACCTACAATAGGTGCGTCATCACCTTGTTTATTTAAAAGTTTTAGCGTTTCATCTATTGTCATTAGTTGTCTATTTGCTTTTTGTGCAGTTTTAATAGTTTCAAAATCTTCTTTAGCAAATAGTTTTGAACTTTCTGTTGCTTGTGCACTTTGCTCTTCTTGTACTGGTTTAATACTACCTGTAGATGAAACATTGTAAAGTGCATTAGGCGGTAGACTTGTGCCTAATCTTTTATTAATTTCTGCACCTGTTTCTTGTGTGTATCTTGCTTTACCTAATTGAGTTAATGCTTGTGTTGCAGTCATTTGACCTGACTCTAGTGCAAGTGCTATATCCTCTCTACCCATTTTTCTTGCTTGTGTTGCTAATCTAGCATTACCTTTTCTAGTTCTAGCAACTTTTAATTGTTCTTTTAAGAAAGACGCAACATTTGGATCTGGGTTATCACGCATTGTATTAAATGCCATTGCCCAAGATGCCATAACTTCTGGATCATTAAGGTTTTCTCTTAGACCTGACATGAATCTATCAGTAAGACTTGGTTTTGCCAATTGATCATCAATATTGTTAGTTGTGATTGGCATTTTGTCTACATCTGCTTGAGTTATAGTTGTTTTATCACTTGCTACAGGTTGATTAGGAAATGGTCTACCTGCTTCTATTTCTGCCTGTGATGCTTCGCCATAAAAGTCATCATCTCCACCTGCTACAGGTTTATCTCTAAGATATTGATTCCATTCTGACAATGACATTGGTGATTTATCACCTATAGTGCCTCTTAGGTTGTTGTAGTCTGAACCAGTACCATAAAAAGACCCTTGATCATCTGTATATCTAAATTTTGCTTCTTCAATACCTGTAGGTTCTACTACTTGCTCTGGTCTGCCATAAACTGTTTGAGCAGATTCTGCATTAATTACATCTGGTCTGTCTGGCAAACTAACTCTTTCAGTAGGAACATAATTATCAACAATCATGTTTTGATCACCATAACCAAAGATACTTGGATCAATAGTTTGTCCTTCTTGAGGATAAGATTGATCACCAACCATTCTTTGTGGTGTTGCAACAGAGTTCATTAATCTTGCTAGATCCATATTTCTAACTGATGAACCTGAAGGTGCTACTGGTGAACTTTCTGGTTGTAACAATCCAAGTAGTCCTTTTCTTACATTAGTTAATAATTTCTCATTAATTGCCATAATATCTTCCTAGTAATCTGCTACACCTATTTCACTTGCATAATCAGATTCATCTTGTGCAGACCAACCACCGCTATCACTATATGAATCACTCATATCAACTGTGCCACCTAAACCTGCAATACTACCCGCTCCGATTCCACCTGTATAAGGACTTCCGTATCCACCACCATATGGACTAACTGATTCACCACCGCCGAAAAAGTTAAAACCACTATTAGGCAAACCTAAACTTTGTCCTACACCGCCTATTCTTTGACCTAGATTATCGAAATAATTACCAAATGATGCGGGAGATTGACCATAATTAGTAAACATGCCAACAGTTGTACCTCTGCCATATTGAGCAGGATCTTCCATTGCTTTGATGTTACGCATAACACCATATACAGGTACTGCGAATTGCAATACTGTATCTAATAGTCCGCCTTCTTCAGTTAAATTCATTAGAAGAACGATCCTAAAATTGAACCACCACCTGATGTTTTACCCATAGATGCTAGTGTTAAATAATCAAACAATCCACGCTGATTTGTTGTTGTTTGTGTTTGAGGTACTGGAGTTGCACCTAATGCACTTGTTACATAACCTAGTGAAGTAACTGGTGCTTGTGTGTATTGACCATATTGTGCTTTTGCTTGATCAATAAGTTGCTGTTGTAATGCTCTTTGCATTGCACCTTGTTGCATCATGTTTTGCTGAACTGTTTGTCCCATACCAAATCCAAGATTAGCAATATCTGCAAGTTGTCTTGATGCACCTAGTCTTTGTTGTGCACCCGATAGACCTGCTTGTTGGTTTGCTAATTGTGCTTGTAATCTGTTTTGAATATCTTGTTGTGCCATTTGCTGTGCAGTTTGGAAACCTGCTTGTCTTTGCTGTGCAGAAACTTGACCTAGTTGTTCCGCTACACCACGACCTAATTCTGACATTGCAACACCATGTCTTGATCCACCAAATGCTCTTGCTTGTTGTGCTTGTCTTGCTAAGTCCTGCATACCCATTTGAGCACCACGAAGAATATCTGCTTGAGATGCTTCGATTACTTGTTGTGTATAAGGATTTTGATATTGACCAATATTAGTAGATGCTAATTGACCTGCTTGTACTTGCTGAGGTTGATAACCCATTCCTGCAACTGTACCTGCTCCTGCACCATATAAACCTTGTGCTGATGCAACATTTATATTAGGTGTTGCTGTTTGTTGTCCTGATGCCCCTGCCATAATTATCCCTCGTAAAGTTTGCCGTAGCGTTGTGCAAACTCTGGTTGTTTTCTTTGCACTTCTGCTAATGCTTGTTCATATAAAGGTGCTGATGAATATCCAGAAACCATTTGACCACCACCAATATCATACTGTTGTGGTTGAGGCATTCCTGCCATTGCGTTCATACCTTGAGGTGCAAGACCAAATGCTTGTGCTTGACTTACTGTACCTTGCATTGCTTGTTGTTCCATAGGACTAAATCCTGCAATATCTACACCATAGTAAGGCATATAACCAATTTGTTGTGCTTTTTCTGCTCTTTCTAGGTTTCTGATAGCAGGTTCTTTGATCCAATCTGGAATTTCTGTTGTTGTTGTTTTGCCACCGCCTTTACCGCCACTCATTTTAGAACTCCTTTGCTAATACTGTTTGATGGGTTTGCCATCCTCTGCTTTTTAATGCTTTTGTCCAACCTTTTCTGCCTGAGAGTGTCATTCCTTCGCATCCTTGTGCTTTCGCCCACTCTAAGGAATTATCATGTAATTCTAGCACTTTGTCCATTTTACCACCTGCTAGGAACACATGAAATACTTTCTTGTTAGGATACACGACTATTTCAGTTATTGCACATGCTTTTTCATTACACCATAACTGCATATGTCCTGATAGAACTCCATCAACTATATCTTTAAAATCGTGTGTATTACCACCTTTATCTAATGCATCCATAATCCAGTCTTTACAACGGACTAATTCTTCCATTACTTTCATGATGTTGTGATTTCGTTTATTGTCATTGTTATACTAGGTGTTGCAGGTGCAAACGCTGTTGCTGATTCAGGTTCTATATACAAATCTAAATCATCTACCGCCCACATTGCTTGTAGGTAATCTCCTGCACTAAAACTAAATATTCCGTTTCTTGTTACCACTTTTCTTTGTCCGTTTTCGTGGACTGTGCTAATAATTCCTGAGTTTGCTACATCTACACCATTGACTCTAGGAAAGAAATAAACTGTTTTTGTTGATGCACTTGTAGATTCCATCGTAGCAGTAAATGTAATTAGATATTTACCCGCTTTTGCAAAATCAATTCTTGATGAATCACCACTATTAATACTAATATTGTTAGTCAAAGCACTATTGTTAAATGTAACAGCGTATGCAGTATTTATAGCAGTTGCTGTCTGTGTAGTAGTATCGTAGAACAATCCATGACTACCTTCATTTATGCCTCCACCCTCTGATAATGGATGCCACGCACCATCATAAGAAACAATTACTTTTTTATCAGATCTACGCCACATTAACGCACCATCTTGATACGCTGAATCTCCAGAAGTAAAGTTAGATAGTTTATCTCTAGTAGAAGATAACCATTTATTTAAACTCTCTCCCCATACTTTCCAACGATCACCTAATGGTGGTGGTGGATTGAACGCACTCATCTACGCCCACCTGCCTTTGCTTCTAAACGCATAACACCAACTCTCCAGTTACTATTTCCGTTTCCTTCTATTCTCATACGAATTTGTCTACCTGTGAATCTCGTAGATACTGGATTTCCCATAGTTAATAAATCATGTGAAGTCTCGGTATCATTTGGATAGAATCGTGTCTTAAATCGAACTTTTACTTCTCCCTGTGTTAATTCATCAGGAATCAGTTTATTTACTTTCATAATTTGATCACCATTGCCTAGTGATATAGGTGCAGATTCTACAAATGGAGTTTCTCCACCATGCGTATAACCTGTTTCATGGTTGTATAAGTTGTTACTAGCGTCTATCCATATTGGATTTCTAAATACGCCACTATCAACACCCGCTGTACGCTCTAATGCTCCAATTTCCCAATGGTTTTCTTTGTAATCAAAAGCAACATATTTATCACATTCATTTGATCCACCAGAAGGATAAAACCACCAAATCTCACCATATTGAGCATTATTTACTGCAAATGCTTTTGTTATTTGGTCTCTGTTAATATCATCAAATACATAATCAGACACTTCACAAGGTAATTCTTTTGCTACAGATCCATCAAACATAAAGAATGCTCTTTTACCCATCCAAAATGCACCTTCATCAATTGCTACTAATGTCTTTCTTGATGCTATACCACATGCTGTACCAACTCTTTCAAACCCGTATACAAATGGAGCACCTTGATAAGTAGCAGTATGTGCATCGTTATCTGTTAAGATTAATGATCTGCCTTTCAATCTACAACCGCACATAATTTGTCCAGTTGTTTGTAATTCAAAATCACCTGCTTGGTTTGTAGCACTTGGTGTCCATAATGTATTATTTTCTTGATCGCACCATTGGATTTTTCTAGGGTTGCCACCTGCACCTAATAAAAATACAAAACGCTCTTCTGTAACAAACATTGCTCTATTGTCTACTGGTGCATTACTTACTGCTTGTGCTACTGTTCCAGTATTTAATGTCCACTCATACAATATGCCATCATCTGCTGTAAGTGCTAATAAATATTCACCCCAATTATCTAATGACCAAGTAGTAACTTCTTGAAATACGCCAGTTGAAGGTTGTGAAGTACCATACAAACTATCTTGATCTGCACTTGATAATGTACCACCATAATATCCACCACCATATCCAGTATTATTTGTTGCTGTTGCACTACCACTTGTAAAACCAGATGGTGTTATGTCATATACAGTTCCACCATCAGTAATGTAATATAAATTTGATTCTGTTCCGATTGCTAAGTTTGAGTTGTCTGAATTATCAACCCACGCAATCATTCCTCTTGTTACGCCAGATACTGTTGCACCTGCTGTTGCTCTTTGTGTCCATCCACCGATAGGTCTTAATGATTGGTTGTGCCATCTAACTAAATTAGCATCACGCCATCTGCCTTGATTTTCATAATCTGTTCCGTTTCTGGATATTCCTGCAGGTAATTTTAAAGGTATTAAACTCATGCGACTAATTTCTCCCAAGTTGTAGAAGTTTCGCTTATTGTAGTCCAAGTATCTGTAGAGCGTGAAATAACCTCCCACTTTTCTCTACCTACTACTGCTTTACTTGATGTAGAAGATATTGTTGCACCACTACTTCTTACTCTTACATTATCTGCTATGACACTTGCAGTTGCTGTTGTAATAGATGATGCACTAGCAGTTATTCTTCCTACTCCAGACCAACTAGATGTGGATGATACTACTGCACCAGATTCTCTTACTCTACTACCATTTGCGTTTGATGTAGCAGTTGTAGTTGAACTTGCACTAACAGTTGCATCTGATTCGCCTACTCTTAATCCACTTACAGTAGTTGTTACTGTTGGATTTGCTGTTGCACTTGCTACTACATTAAAATTAGCACTTGCTGAAACTGTTATTGTGGATGTAAGGGAAGCATCACTTTCTCGAACTCTCGTTGCTTGAATGGTAGCAACGGCAGTCGCAGTTCCAGTAGCACTTGCAAGAATGGTAACTTTACCACTTGCTGTTAAACTTGCATTACTTGAAACACTTGCAGAACCATATCTTGCTCTTTCAACTGATATTGTTGTAGTAGCACTAGCATTAACTGTCGCACTACCTTTCGCAGTCTTATAACCAGAAACACTTGTTGTAGAACTTACACTTGATGTAGCACTTACATTTCTAATTACTGAACCATTTGCAGTTGTGTTTACAGAAGTTGTAGAAACACCATTAATGAGAGCAGAACCCTCTGGTACTCTTCTTGCATTACAAGTGATGTTTGCACTTGCAGTAATTGTAGAAGAACTTTCTCGCTTTCTACTTGCATTACAAGTAATACTAGCACTAGCGTTTACTGTCGCTGATGTGCTTTGTTGTCTACCTGCTGTACAAGTTGTAGAAGAACTAGCACTCGCTGTAGCAGTACCTAAAAAGATTCCACCACTCGAGTATGCTAAGTTTCCATACTTAAATGAACCATAATAGTTAGAACCTTCAGATGGTGTTGATGCACTTACAAGTTGTCCATCAAAGTAATATAAATCACTCTCTAATGATGAAATGCTTGTCCATGCAGTTGTTGGTTCACCAACTACACCTATATTTTCTTCACCACCATAAGTACCAGTACCACCACCACTATAATTACCACTTTCTAATGCACCACCACCAGTAGTAGCACCAGTTCCATAACTGACACCATCTACCCATAGTTTTACTGTTCCACCAGACGGATTAAATTCCCATATAACTGAATGAGAATTGCCATCCATAGGCAGAGAAGAAGTTGGAACATCAAGGACAGCAGTATTTGAATTTGATGATGATAAACTTACACCACCATCCCCTGCTCTTACTCTGAATGTTGCACCACTATCTCTAATGCCAACCCACGCACCAGTTCCACCACCACCATGTTCAAAAAGACATCCGTTAGAAGTATTAGATGAAGGTAAGACAACATTACAAGCGAATACGCCATTGTCATCTATATCTACATCTGAACCACCAATCGCTCCTTGCGATATGACTTTTGAAATCTGGTAAGTAAGGTCTAAACCAGAAAGTGGATTAATTGGCATTTTTTAGTCTAATGTAATATCTAAATCACCTGCAGGAACTCTAAATACATCACCAGTTTCAATAGTTTTGTCTGATGAAAGACCTGCGTATGCTAATTGATTACCACCAGTTGAGGCATCCATAACTGCTACTGCTACTACTGTTCCGTAATTTGCTGTTGCTGTTGGGAACTCCACATCTGCTGAGTTAGATGCTGTGTTGCCAGATACAGTAAATGCTACTGATTGTCTTGCATAAGCACCACCAGATACCTCAGTACCACCACCAGTATCTGTATTGTCAGTTGTAAATAATGCTAGATACAATGTAGAAGGTGCAGTATATGCATTACCACCAAATACATGATCTAGTATCTCTGTTTCTAAATAGTTTGAAAAACTCATCCCATTCCCCTTATTTTAAGTGTTAAACCCGATCCACTCATACGAGCATCATCGGAACTGTCATTGAGTCTTTGTACAGAAGCACCATACATCTGTGCCCATACTCCAACCCTCTCATCTTCTGCAAGATACGGAGCAGAATGTAGTAACGCTCCGTAGAGGTATACATCTGGTGCATCTTCCAGTAACCAGTTTGTAGTATTGCTATCTGACAAACTAGGTATCTTTGCAAAATATAGTAGTTCTGTATTGGTTGTTTCATTTGGAGTTGGAAATAACTCGAACTGACTATCTGCGTGTGTGTAATATCTTGGTGTGCCACTCATGTTTTCATTGCCATAGCGTTTATCTTCTATTGCTTTACGAGACATTAAATCTAGTGGACTTGTACCACCATCAGTAATATGAAAGCGTATAGTTTCTATCCAGTCAGAAGGTATTTGCATATAAGCATCTCCCGCTGATTGTTGTCCACTTGCTCTTACTTCCATTCTCCAATGGCGTAAATCTCTATTCATTTGTGCTTCTGCTAACTGAATAAATGTAGGAATAACAGCAGTTAAATCATCCCTGTTTAGGAAGTCTGCTATTGTTGTTTGTAAATTAGAGTAATTCGTGATTGTTGCCATAATTTAATACCAGTCTGTGTTTGTTGGTTTGTTTGAGACCATTTTATAGTATTCTTGTCTCGCCATATCAAATCTATCATCATCAAAGAACATGTTGCCTTCTTTGTCTCTGATCACATAGTTTTCTGGTGTAGGATATGTTGCTACTTGACTAACATAGTCCTCATAGTCTCTATATTTAGGATAATCAGGAGATCTGCCATAAAGCATAGACGCATCTTCACCTAACAATAAAGGTTGTGAATAGACTTGATCGTTCTCAATACCAAGCATATTTAGTAATCCAGTCATAGCACTTACACTAGGTTCAGATGTATAACCCATATCTGGATTAGGTCTTGACATTTGTGCTAATTCTTCTTCTGTAATAGGTCTCATAATGTAATTCTACCAGTTATTTAGTGAAATCGAGTATTGTGTTTATTTGTCCTTTGTGGTCTTTGGAAACTTTTTTAGGTTTGTAACCCGCAGGAATATCTTGTGTATATTCTCCTGCATTTGCACTTTTAATACCATATGTTCCACCAATTTCACCTCTTTCATAAAAGTCTTTAGCACCTACTTTTTCCCAAAAACCTACTGCATCTTCTTTGACATCAAATACTTTAAATTCTGGTGCTACGCTGTATGGATCTGCTTTTGCTGATTGTTTGAGGTTGTTTATAAATTTCTTACCTATGCCTTGATTCTGATCATTAATTTTGATGTCAACTAATCCAGTAATTGTTCTTCTTCCGTCTACATCTTGCTCAACGAGTTTTGTTGTGCCTACTGGTTTCTTAGTCTTTTTGTCATAAATAGTGTAGAAGATTTCTTCATCTTGATAATCGTCTTTTCTCATTTTTGCTTTCTGACTTTGATTTTTTCCACCATCAACTAAGATAAAGTCTTTTGTCTGTCTACCATACGCACCTAAATAAATTTCATTATCATTTGGAAGATTCCTACTATCCAAAGCATCACCATACTTACCATCGTTTTGCCAGTAAGTCATTTGATATGCATCATCTGATTTATTTGCCTTCTTAGTAGTGATGTTTTCTAGTAAACCTTTGGATTTGTTAGTAAGATAATTAGGATTTGTAAATTCATCTGGAAGTAATCCTATCTTCTGATCTGCAAAGATTGTATCTTCTACTCCTGCCTGTCTATTCTTTTCTCCAAACTTACCAAAGTTTAACCAAGAGTTCTGACCTCTAGTCTCTGTTGCCAATGCTTTTTGTGCTAATGGTGAATACATAGATGAGTGTGCGATAAATGCGTTTTCTTCGCCACTTGCTCTAAATCCAACACCTTCTTTAGCATGACCAAAATAATCGTGTACTGCTCTAAATATGTCGTTTGCAGGTGCTATTTCACCATTGATTCTAAACTCAGTATCTCTAAGTAATGGATTCTCTGTTACATCAAACTCTACATCGCTACCAAATCCTTGTTTAGTTGGGAAGATGTAAAGATGATTGTTGTTAGTAATATCGTCTATTGCATCCCATGGATTAGGATAAGGATCAAAGTCTTTCGGATAATATTCAACCTTAAGACCATTGTCTAGCATTACTTTATACTGCTCAAGTGTTTCGTCTATTAGTGCGTTGTATGCTTCTACTACTTTAGGATCTCTAGGATTATGCTCCATTTCCTCAAATGCATTAGCAACCTTTGTTGAGTATTCTTCATCAACCTCTACAAATTCATTGACTGGTTTGTACTCAATACCTTTTTGTTCTGCGTATTGTCTTGATTGATCCTGAATTATTGGACTTGCTTTTGCAGGATTCTCTCTTCCTACATCTCTTGGTAGACCTACAAGAGACCCGTCTGTTTCTCTTTCTTTATAATACCTCTGATATTCTGGTTTGCGTATGACATCTTCTTGCGATACCATGCCAAGGATTCCTCGTACGCTTCCTTCGTCTTGTAGTCCTGTTGTTGTGGTTTTTTGAACATCATCGTCTCCTATTTTACCCAATAAAGATACATTTTCTGGATCTAAACTAATTAATCTTTCGTTACCATCTTTAATAGTATCTATTCCATGATACTTAAAGAAATCAGCATTAAATTCGTTTGGTGTAAAACTACCTCTTGCTAATTTATCTTTTAAGAATTCCTTATGTGTATCTGTAGCATTAGGGAATAGTTCATCTACAGAATCTATCATTCTATTTATTTGTGCAGGATCTGGATTGTTATAGTCTAATATTCCACCTACTTTTGTTTCTAACTTGTAAATATTGTCTCCAAACTCACCAGTAGTAAGATCTAATAATGAGTTTTTGATTTGTGGTGCAGAATGTATGCCTTTTGGTAAACCACTACCACCATGTATTGGATCTCTTATTTCTAACTTACCGCCTTCTATTTCACTTGATGGAGATGCGTGATAAGTTGTAATCGTGTCTCCTTCTTTTATATCTTTAAAAGATTTGACATCTTCGCCTAAGTTCGTTACATCATCAAATCTAACTATTGCATCTTCTTTTGATACATTCTGGAATGCAGGTAATAATCCTTGTCTTTCTAATTCACTTAAATTAAATCTATCTTGCGTTTCAAATGCTTCTGCTTCACCCGCTAACTTTTTATAATTCTCAAATCCTTCTAGTCTTGCTTTTTCACCTAGTGATGCATATTCCCAATATAGATCTTGATTAGATTCTTGTAGTTGCCTTAATTCTTCTGATGCGTTTCTATATGCTGTTTGTCTATCCATGTCTTTTGGATAACCAATATCTTCTAAATCTGAATCACTAATATATTCAAAACGATTAGATGCTTTATTGATAAAAGGTATTAATGCTTGGACTCTTTCAGTTCCCTCATCAAACTTTCTTTTTACTTCAGCAGGATAACCTGTATTCATTATTAATGAGGTTTCGTTCCTTTGATTTCCACCTCTAGCAGTACCCTCTATTCTTTGTATTGCATGTTGGATTTCATGTGCTAAATATGATTCATAGGTTTTTTTATCATCCATCTTGGTAGGATTCATCTCAATCAATTGACCATGCATAGGATGATCACCATGAAATACACCACCAGTTCTTTCTGGTAGTTGATACTTAAATGGTGCTACTTTTAATTCTCTTAATTCTGGATATGTATTGAATAGTGTTGGGTGTTTAATTACTTGCTCTAATGG